AATTGTTACAGATCTATCACCAATAAATTCTCTAAATTTATTAATACAAAGAGGTCTTGTTCTCATTGACATAGTAAATCCAGGTACCATTTCAGAATTACCTTCATATACTCTTAGGTATGATTCTGCTGTTAATTGATCAGATTTTGGGGATTGGTATAAATTTTTATACCCTCTTTCTATAATAGCATCTAATGTGGCCCATCCTATATTAGCATTTTCTACTACTAACATAGCATTATTATATTCAGTAGCTAAACCCGTTAAAAAGTATCCAAATTCTTTAGGTGGCATTTGGCCTTTATATTCAGCAACTTGTGTATTAGTTTGAATGTCCATAACATGACAAGCTGAGTAGTCTTTACCATCACCTCTAGCTACATCTGCTACAACCATATACTCTCTAGAATAATCAGCTGCTTCCCATATCCATAAATTTTGATCAACTCCTCTTCTTTCCATTGGATCTTTTATTGTTGATTCTTTAACAAAATCAATCCATTCGGAATAAAAGACAATATCACCTGATGTGCTAAAATCACAATCACATTCTTGTGCTGCTAATCTAGGATCTCCTAATAATTCATCTTGTCTATTTCTCCATTCTTGATCTCGTTCAGGGTGTACATCCCAGGGTAATCTAATAGGTAAAAAATCATTTTCTTGGTTTTCTGCTGATGCCCAAGTTTTATGAAACCAATTACCAGTACCATAAGGAGTACTTAGTACAATAGCACCACCTCCTGTAGCTAATGTTTGTTGTGCCGATGCCCAAATTTCTCCAATTTGTTCAATAAAAGCAGCCTCATCAACTAACAATAATGATACTGCTTCTGATCTACCAGCATCACTACTTGCTGATGTTGCTTTAATCACAGATCCATTATTTAATCTTAAAGATAATTTATTATTTTCTTCAGCTGGTATTTTTAACCATGAAGGTAAATTATCATACATAAATTTTACTTTCGTAACCATGTTACGAGCAGTTTCTTGTTTAGTTGCTATACAAAGTACATTTTTATCCTTATGGAATAACATTAACCATAAAGAATAACCTGCTGATAATGTTGATATACCTAATTGTCTTGATTTAAGTATAATTGAATAAGGATTATCTCTCCAAAGATGTAAAACTTTTTCTTGAAATGGGTATAAATTAAATAATATTCTTCCTCTTTGAGGATGTTGAATATTACAATATTTTTTCATAAAATGGGCTGGGTCTTTAACACATTTTATATATTCTTGTCTTATTATTTGTTTTAAATCTTGACTCATATTATTTTGGTAGTGAGTAATCTATTATATGAATTGTAATTAGAGTACCTACTACCCCTCCTACAACTCCAACCCATGGTTTTTTATACCATTTATCTACTTGATTTAATCTATCATCATATAATTTAATTTGGTCTATTAATAAATCAATTTCTTGATTTTTGAAATTAAGAATTATACTATCTTGATGTGTTAATAATTTGTAGTTACGAATTTGAAATTCTAAATCACTTATTAAAGCTGCTTTTATAGAATCTTGTTGTTCAAGAGTATCAATAGCTAAAAAAAACTCCTCTAATTCATTTTGAGGAATTTCAATTATTTCCTGGCTATAACAATTAAATGTTATGAACGATAATATTACTAAAATTAAATTTTTCACTTTTTTCTGTATTTGCCTTTAAAATCAGAAATAGTAGATTTAGCATTTTTTGTGCTTTTTACTTTTGATTTTATTGATTTAATTTTTGATGAAGTTTCTTTTATGTTTTTCTTTGTTTCAACCTTTTGTTTTTCAACTATTGCTGTTTTATTTTTAACTTCATTTATCTTATCATTATTTGCTTTAACTTTTTTCTTAAATTCTTTTTTACTTTGACTTTGTTTAGTTGCAGCAAATATAGCTAATATGCCGGCAATTGCACCTCCAATTGCTAGTATGGTTTTCCAAAATTTTTTCATAACGTATTAGAGCAATCCTTCTAGCTCTTTTTTTATTTTTGTTAATTCTCTTAAACGATTTGTTAATTTTTCTTTTTCAGCACCTTCAGATGTTTTCCACTTTTTAACTACTTGCTTCATTTCCTTAGTAGTTTGTTGTAATTTAGAAGCTACTTTAGATATAGAATCACCTTTTTTTGCGGCTGCCATTGCTTTTTTATCCATATCATCATCTTCATCTTCTTCTTTTAATGGTTTTTTTGGAAATACTAATATAGAACCATCAGAAAGTTTTACTTTTCCTGTTTTATGTAATTGATTCATTTCGTCTTGAGTAATTTCTATTCCATCACCTTTAGCTACTACTGGGTTATTATTTTCGAAGGCCATAGATTCAGGGTCATTATGCACATATAAATTTGTTGTATCATCAACATCTTTTTTATCTACATATCCATCATCTCTATAATCACGGTCGTTTCTTTCACTTAAACCAAGATCTTGTGATAATTGTTTAGTTTTTTCTAACTCATCATTATATGCTTTTTGATTTTCAACATCATCTTGTGTTGCTTCTAAAATATCAATAATTTCATTTCTGATAGATTTTCTGAATTCTGATCTTTTCATAATAGTATTATTTTATTTATAAATATCATGAAAGAATCGCTTGTTTAACTGATTTAATACGTTCTTTTGTTGAACCAGAAATTTCAATTAAATTTTTAATTTTATGTCTATATCTTACAATTAACATTTGAATGCATTCATCTATTTGTTTTCTATATTCTGCATTAGTTTCTCTTACTCCATTATTTTCAATATTAACACCCTCAGGTGAGACATAAAAAATATAATCGTACTCACATATCATATTATTTGCAAATTCACAAAAATCATCTGATTCAGAAGGATACATTGATTTAGAACATTTAGCAAATGCCATTACATCAATAATTGTTCTATCAGTAATAATATTATTATTCATTAATTCACTTGCCCTTTCAGCTAAAAATACAGCTTGACCTTTAACAGTAGAATCTGTATTTAAAGGAATACCTAATTCCATTAAATATTTAGAACGTTCTGTTCTAAATTTATAATTTTTAAACTCAGGTAATTCAGCTAAAGCATTAACTAATGTTGTTTTACCTACTGACATTGTACCGCAAAATCCTATTTTCATATTAAAATGGTAAATTTTCTGGATCTAACTGAGAAGATCCTTTTCCTACTCTATAACTATCACTATCAAAATGTTGTGTTGACACCTCGAATATACAACTTCCTTCTTCAAGAGCCAACATTTGGTGGGGTTGTCCTGGCATTAAATGGATACAATCTCCTTCTGTTACTTCTACAGAATGTTGTTCTGCCGTTTCAGTATCAATGTATTTATATAAAAATTTACCTTTAGAAATATACCATGCTTCATCTTTTAAAATATGGTAATGCATTGAAAATGATTTATCTTTTTTAAATACTAATAACTTACCACAATAAAGTTCATTATTAATAATCCATAATTCATGACCCCATGCTTTTTTATGAATTTCACCTTTATAAGGCATTGCTTGTAGTGTGTGTTCTCTCATAATTAATTTCTATATGTTACACCTTTAGGTGCTGATGTTTTATACCAAGGTAATCCTTCTCTTTCTTTCATAATTTCTTTATATTCTGCTTCTGGATATTCAATTCCTGATAGAAAGTAACCTTTTTTAAATTCACTACCTTTTTTATAAGGTACTATAGCAGGTGCATCCCATCTATGATGTTTATAGTGGTCTTCACCTTCCATTTTTATTAAATAATGCCTTGCACCTTTAAATTTTATAACTTTTTCTTCATATAATTTTTCACTCATAACTTATTTATTTTTGATTATTTACAAATTTCATGAAACCATTCTTTTTATCATATGTTAAACCACCCATAGTGTATTCATGCATATCTCCCATTTCATGAGGTTCTTTATTATTAGCTGAATCATTTAAAAAATCCTCTAATTCTTTATCTAATGTTAGTATTTGTTCTGCTACTAATGTTCCTTGTGCCCCAGATACTGTAATACCTCGTGCACTTAATGCATCACCAACAAAGTGTACATTAGGATATGTTGTTAAACTTAAATCATTATAATTAACTAATGGTTCAGGTGACAAATATTTTACTTCTGGGATGTAAATTCCCCAATCATCTTCAAGTGATGGAAATACTTTTTTCATATCATTGATAAAATCTTCAATATACTTAAAATATCCCTTAAATGCATCTCTAACTTCTTGAAGACCTTCTTCTGTAATGTAATGAGCATGTACCCAATCACCTTCAGAGGTTAATGATTTATCTTTATATGAAGGACTCCAGTAAAGACCTGCTTTATATTTATTTTGAAAACGTCCACATGCTTTTTTACCACCTCCACCTTCTCCACTAACAATACTACTTTTTTGTACTTTTGATACTAATTCTCTAGACCAATCAAATGGTTTATCAATACCTCTAATTTCCATTAGAATACCAAAATTGGTCATATTATTTTTATATTTAGGATCCTTTTTAGCATGGCCATTATAGCTATAATCCCCATAAGTTTCTTCTAATGCAACATAAGCAGCATTATTATTTGTACAGAATGAACGTAATGAAACACCTTCATCTTCAAATTTTCTATACAATTTAAAATCATAAGATACATCAATAAGGTTTTGAAAGTGATATTGTGGTGCTTCAAATCTAACACCAATTTGTACGGGTTTTGACTCAGTAGGTAAATTATATTTTTCAGCTAATTGTTTACCAAAATCAATACCCGATTTACCTACACCAAAAATAAGTGTATCATATTGCATT